ATCTTGCTTATGTTTCAGAGAAAACTATTCCGCGCCCATACCTAGAAAAGACCGATTGCCAGTGGCAAGTGGCCTGCACGGTGGCTGCGCCGGTGGGTATGCAGATCGAAGGCGTCCTGGTGAAGAATGATGAAACGTAAATGTGGCTGCATGATGGTGCCCGTATCCACATGTGCCTTGGATAGATTGACGACATGAGTAATTATGACCCTCTAGATCTTCGCGGTCAGGAAAAGACCGAAGCTGATAAAAAGCTTCGCGAAAAGCTTGTTCGTGAAAACGAAGAGGTGGATCTCAAGTGGCTCATGGGCAGCAAGCGGGGGCGTCGGATTATCTGGCGTCTTCTGGATCAGGCGGGTGTGTTCCGGCTATCGTTCAATACCAACGCAATGTCTATGGCATTTGCTGAAGGTAACAGGAACTTTGGCAATCGCACACTTTCACTGATTCACACGCACTGCTCGGAGCTTTACCCGCAAATGGTTAAGGAGAATTCAAATGGAAACGCAGATGACTGATACAGCCGCAACAACAAACGAAGGCGCTCAAACATCGCAACACTCCAATGGGAGCCAAGTGACGGCAGACGCTCTCTATGGAGATCAGCAGCAAGCATCTCAAGGACAAGATCAGCAAGCCGCGGAGTCGGCCAATACTGACAACCCTGAAGCCAATAAGGATGGTGAAGCACAGGCTGAAAAGCCTCAAGGCGCACCTGAAAAGTACGAATTCAAAGCCCCTGAAGGCAAAGAATTTGACGCCGAGATTATTGGAAAATACTCGGAAATTGCTAAAGAGTTGAACTTGACTCAAGATGCCGCGCAAAAACTGGTGGAGTCGATGGGGCCGAAAATAGCGGAACGTCAACTTGCCCAGGTGGAGGCCATTCGTAATGAGTGGGCGCAACAATCACAAGTGGACAAAGAATTCGGTGGCGATAAGCTAAACGAAAACATGGCCGTTGCGAAGAAAGCGCTTGATTCATTCGGCACGCCCGAACTACGCACGTTGCTTGTACAGTCTGGTCTGGGCAATAATCCCGAAGTAATTCGGTTTATGTACAGAGCAGGCAAGGCAATTAGTGAGGATACTTTTGTAGGAAGTTCAGCCGGTGCTGGCGGGAAACCAACAGGGCCACAAGACTTCAACGCAAAGGCAGCCGCACTTTACACAAATCAGCAATCTTAATAGGAGCTAAATCATGGCAACTCTTGCAACCTCAAACCTTACCCTGGCCGATTGGGCCAAACGAACTGATCCGGATGGTCGTATTCCAATCATTGCGGAACTACTTTCTCAATCTAACGAAGTCCTCGAAGACTGCGTATTCAAAGAAGGCAACTTGCCTACTGGCGAACGCGTTGTTATTCGTACCGGTCTACCTGGCGTCTACTGGCGTGCATTGAACCAAGGTATTCCATCAACCAAATCGACAACTGCACAAGTTGACGAAGCGGCTGGTATCTTGGAAGCACGTTCTGAAGTCGATAAAGACTTGGCGATGTTGAACGGTAACACCGCTCAATTCCGCTTGTCTGAAGACAGCGCTTTCTTGGAAGCAATGAACCAGACTCAAGCAACAACTTTGTTCTACGGCAATCCTGGTACAGATCCAAAGCAATACCTCGGTATGGCTCCACGTTATTCAAGCTTGTCTGCTGCTAACGCACAGAACATCTTGTCTGCTGGTGGATCCGGTTCTGACAATACCTCTGTGTTCCTTGTAGTTTGGGGCGACAACACTGTGTATTGCCACTTCCCTAAAGGCTCTAAAGCTGGCTTGATTCACGAAGATTTGGGTGAGCAAACTGTGTACAACAGCGACGGTACTCGTCTGCAAGCGTACGCAACTCGCTACCAGTGGAAAAATGGTTTGGTAGTTAAAGATTGGCGCTACGTTGTTCGCATCTGCAACATCGACGTGTCAGACTTGATCGGTCAAACTGGTACTCAAGCTGCTTCTGCTGCGACTAACATCGTTAAGCTGATGGCACGTTCTTTGTATCGTATTCCTAACATGGCAATGGGTCGTGCAGCGTTCTACATGAACCGTACTGTTCACTCTGGCTTGAGCATCGCTGCTCTTGACAAGTCACAATACGTTCTGAAGATCAATGAAGGCTTGAGCCAATTTGGCACACCATATAGCTGGTTGTCATTCTTGGGCGTTCCGCTTCGCCGTGTTGATGCCATCATCAATGCTGAAGCTGTAGTGTCCTAATCAACCCATTAACTGAAAGGAATAAATCATGATTACCGATAAATTACTACGCGTATCGACTGACCAGGCTTTGACAACTACTGCGGTGTCTACTGACACTGTTGACTTGTCTATTGCCCGCGACATCGGCGAAGGCGAAGATCTCTATATGAACTTTGCAGTGACCACAGCTTTGGCTGCTGGTACTTCTGTTAAGTTTGAAGTGATCGGCGCAACAAACGCGGCTCTCTCTTCTGGTGTTGTTGTTCTTGGCTCTTCTGACGCGGTCTTGACTGCTGCATTGGTTGCTGGTTACAACACAGCAGTTCGTATCAACCCACAGATCGCATCTAATGGCCAACGCTATTTGGGCGCTCGTTACACAATCTCTGGCACATATACCTCTGGTAACGTGACAGCAGACGTCGTAACCGACATCCAAGACGGCAAGAAGTTCTACGCTTCTGGCTTTACTGTGGTCTAACAAGGGAGATAACACATGGCTCAAGTTCGCGCAAAAACAATCTGTTTCGTTGACAATGGCATGCGTCAAGCAGGCGATGTCTTCGAATACGATGGCCCCAAAAACACAAACCTGGAATACCTCAAAGGCGCTCCGGTTGAGACTGATGAGGTCGAGCAAGATGCGGCTGAAGGTTCCACTAAAAAGTGGTCGCCCAAAGCCAAGCGTGCAAGCGCGGAATAAGGCTCTGTGTAATCCGACTTGTCGGGTACTGTAGTCATAGGGGCCGCTGGGAAACCACGGCCCCTTTTTCTCATATAGGAGGCCACGATGGCATCAGAAGTCGATATTTGTAACTTGGCGCTTGGACATCTGGGCGACAACGCCACCGTGTCAAGCATTTCACCGCCCGAAGGTTCTGCCCAAGCAGAGCATTGTGCGCGGTTTTATCCTATTGCTAGGGACGCCCTGCTCGAGTTGCATAACTGGAACTTCAGCATGCGCCGCGTTAACCTGGCTGAAATCACAAACACTTGGCCAGAATGGAAACACGCATACGTTTTGCCTGGCGATTCAATTAACATCATTGCAGTGATGCCGCCTGAAGCAAACGACGATTATGCAAGTCGATTTGTACCTACCGACACACCAGATTTTGCTCACAATTACAGCCCTGTAATTGCTGCCGGTCGTTATTCTCCGCAGCCATTTAGCGTTGAGATTACAAGCGATGGCAACCACGTTTTGTACACAAACCAAGAAGAAGCAATGTTGCGTTACACATGCTATGTGACCGACACCACTTCATTTAGTCCATTGTTTGTAATGTCATTGTCTTGGCAACTTGCAGCAATGCTTGCAGGCCCAATCCTTAAAGGCGATGTTGGCTCGGCTGAATCTAAACGATGCACACAAATGGCAATGGGTTACATGTCTCAAGCAAAAATGTCAGACTCTAACCAACGTCGAACTACCGTTGAACACATCGTGCCCTGGTCGGCAGGGAGATAAACATGGCAAATACACGCAGCTACACCCGGGCATTCTCTGGTGGCGTGATGTCGCCGGAAATGTTCGGCCGCATTGACGACGTTAAATTTCAAACCGGGGCTGCAAAGCTTCGCAACTTTATTTCAATGCCACAAGGCCCGGCAGAGAACCGCCCTGGCTTTTCATACGTCCGTGCGGTCAAGGATAGTACCAAGCGCACGCGTTTGATCCCTTTTACATACTCGACTACCCAAACAATGGTGATCGAGCTTGGAACGGGCTATGTGCGCTTTCACACGCAAGGCGCAACATTGCTTGCCGGATCGCCAACAGCTTGGAGCAGCGCAACCGCTTATGTGGTTGGCGGCCTGGTATCTTATTCCGGTACAAACTATTACTGCATTTTGGGCCACACAAACCAAACGCCACCTAATTCAACATATTGGTATCCTCTTCCATCTGCGGCATACGAGATCCCGACGCCATATGCTGAAGCAGATTTGTTTGACATTCACTATGTGCAGTCAGCGGACGTTTTGACAATGGTGCATCCAAATTATGCGCCGCGTGAATTGCGTCGATTGGGCGCTACAAATTGGGTGCTTTCAACAATCAGCTTTGCTGCGTCCGTGGCGTCGCCAACCGGCGTAACTTCAACAAGATACATTCCAACGTCAGCAGGCGCGAATGCTGATACTTACAACGATATGGTCTATGTGGTAACTGCGGTGGCTTCGGACGGCGTAAGCGTGTCTGCTGCGTCATCGTCTACCACTGTGTCAAACAACATTTATGTGACAGGCGCGTACAACACAATCTCTTGGTCTGCTGTAAGCGGGGCATCTAGGTACAACGTCTACAAACGCCTAGGCGGCATCTATGGCTACATTGGCAGCACGACCAGCACATCGCTTGTTGATGACAACATTAGCCCTGACCTAGGGTTAACCCCACCGGTCTACAACTCTTATTTTTCAAGCACCGGCAATTACCCTGGCGCAGTGTCCTATTTCGAGCAGCGTAGAACATTTGCAGGGTCAGTCAATGAGCCACAGAAGATATGGATGACCAAGTCAGGCACTGAAAGTGATATGAGCTATGGCCTGCCAATTCGCGACGACGATCGGATTGAGTTCCGTGTTGCTGCGCGTGAGGCCAACACCATTCGCCACGTTGTGCCATTGACCCAGTTGATCTTGTTGACCGGTTCTGCCGAGTGGCGCGTGTCGTCTGTTAACTCGGACGCCATTACGCCAACATCGATCTCGGTTCGACCACAGTCATACATCGGCGCATCAAACGTGCAACCGTCGATCATCAACAACTCGTTGGTGTACGTTGCAGCCCGCGGCGGCCACATCCGTGAGCTTGGGTATTCCTGGCAGTCAAACGGCTTCATTACGGGCGATCTATCGATCCGTGCGGCCCATTTGTTTGATACCTATGACATTGTGGACATGTGTTTCAGTAAAGCGCCACAGCCTTTGATTTGGTTTGTTTCTAACTCCGGCAACTTGCTGGGTCTGACTTACATACCAGAGCAGCAAATTGGATCCTGGCATCACCACGATACAGACGGCAACTTTGAGTCATGCACATGCGTGGCCGAAGGAAACGAGGACGTGCTTTATGTTGTGGTCAAGCGATTGATCAATGGTAGCTATGTGCGATACATCGAGCGCATGGAAACCAGGTCAATCACCACAATTGACAAGTGCTTCTTTGTTGACTCTGGCGCAACATACAACGGCACAAATACCACCGCAGTGACCATGAGAGTTACCGGCGGCACGACCTGGGGGCCAGCAGACACGCTGACCATCACATCAAGCTCTGCAAAATTCACTGGCACAACCGACATTGGTGACGCCATTGTTTTAACAGACTCTGCCGGCACGTTGTACAAGCTGACGATTGTTGGCTATACGTCAACAACCGTTGTCACAGCCAGAGTAGACAAGACCATCCCGGCCGCTCTTCGCAGCACGGCCACAACCGTTTGGAACTTTGCGCGAAACAGCATTAGCGGTCTAACCTGGTTAGAAGGCAAGACTGTTTCAATCCTGGCTGATGGTGCAGTGCATCCAAGACGTGTCGTTACTTCAGGCACTATTAACTTGGAAGTGGCTGCAAACATTGTGACGGTGGGCTTGCCATACCAATCAGACTTGCAAACTTTGCCTTTGGCATTGCAGATCGATGGCTTTGGCCAAGGACGTTACAAAAACATCAACAAGGCATGGTTGCGAGTATTCCAATCGTCAGGCATTTTTGTTGGGCCGGACGCCAACAACCTGGTTGAAGCCAAGCAAAGATCAACAGAGCCGTATGGCAGCCCTCCTGCGCTTAAATCTGATGAGATCCTTGTAATGCTGACGCCTACTTGGGCAGCATCTGGCCAGGTGTATATCCGTCAAAATGATCCGTTGCCATTGACCATTGTTGGGCTGACTGTAGAAGTTGCCGTTGGTGGGTAATGGTGCCCGTATGAAAACACGCCGCCGGTATGGTGGCAATAAAGCTGGAGAGATATTGTGGAGCAAACATCAACACAAGAGGTGAAACATGGCTGAATTTGGATTAAAGGTAACACCAACAAATTATTCGGCAATGTTTCCAAGCTCGTCTTCTACGCTTTTGGGCGGCAGCAATTCTTTTAGCATGCCGTTTGGAGTAGACAGCGAAACGCAAAAGATGGCCAACGATTTCAAAACGTATGGCCCTGTAATCAGCATTGCCGGAATGATCGGATCAATTGCTGGCGCTTATTACGGAGCAAAAGCTCAACAGTATCAACTTGATTCGCAGGCAATGAGTTTGCAATTCCAAAAGGATATTGCTGGCATTAATGCGCGTCAAGCTGAAGTCACTGCACAAGGCATCTTGCAGGCTGGTGAAAAGCAATCCGCAATGATGTCTCTCAAATACGGCAAGGCCAAGGGGTCACAACGGGCCGCTATGGCTGCAAATGGTGGTGTCATAGGCGAAGGTAGCAACAAAGAAATTGAAGCCACCAACGACCTTATGAAAGAGATTGACATATTGCAGATCAATGCAAACACCGTTCGGTCAGCAGAAAACGCACGCACTCAAAGTCAGAACTACAAAACACAAGGCGCAATGTATGGCATCAGCGCCAACAACTTGACGGCGTCTTCACAATCAATTGATCCTTTTGCTGCTGCCGGAACCAGTTTACTTACCGGCGCAACATCTTACGCAACAACAATGTATCGAGACAAAATGATGGATCGATTGCTTGCGCGCCAAACAGGCTATTAAGGAATAGAACATGCCAACCGTACCCATTATTGATTCACCATCGGTAGCGCCAGAAGCGGGGAACGCACAACCGTTTGCCGCTCCAGGTGTGGAGCCAATGAAGAACTTTACTCCTGATCAGATAACTAAACAGGGAGCAGCAGTTCAAGGTGCAGGCAACGCCATGATGAAAATCGGAGAGATGATTCAAGATCAGATCGATGATGCCAACACCAAGGCTGCCGACTCATGGTACACATCGCAAGCGCAAAAGGTTCTGTTTGACCCTAAAAATGGATACCTAAATTCAATTGGCATCAAAGCCAAAGACGGTTACGCGCCCACTCAAGAAAAACTTTCCAAGCTTCGCGCTGATGCGGAAGTGGCATTGACCAATGACGTTCAAAAAAGAATGTTTTCTGCGGTGGCTGCAAAGCATGAAATTAATTTTTCATCACAGATGGACTCACATGCCGTGCGTCAAATCCGTGTGTACGCGGCCGGCGAATCAGAAGCACGTCAAACACAATACGTTGATTTGGCTATTGCAGATCCTCAAGGACGCAAAAGCTACACAGAAACCGCAGTGCAAGAAGCAAGAGATCGGGCCGACTTATTGCAATTGCCTAGTGACAGCGCGCAACGCAAAGCGATGGTGCTTGGCGCTTATCAGTCAGTGCATGTGGGTGTTACAAATGACTTGATGCTGAACAATAAATTTACTGATGCCAAAAGTCTTTTAGACACTGCGTTTAAAGATGGGCAGATGGATGCCAAGACTTACCAGACGTTAAGCAAGCAAGTTGACCAGGGCTACAGAAAACAAAATGCTGTTGCTCTTGGCGATGCAATCTTTAAATCTGGTCAAGCAATCGATGCAGTTGACCCGTCTACAGTTATTGATTATGTGATCAACAAGCACGAAGGCGGCTATGTTGCTGATGATGCTGGCAAAGGCCCAACCAAGTACGGCATCAATGGCAAAGCAAATAACCTTTCTCCAGAACAAGTTAAAAACCTTTCTCTTGATCAAGCCAGAGACATCTACCGCAAAAACTATTGGGACAAGATCAACGCTGACAATTTAGATCCAAGCATTCGCGCAATGGCTTTTGATACTGCTGTCAACCAAGGCACGGCAATGGCACAAAAGCTTCTCAAAGAATCTGGCGGCGACATTGCTAAATTTGCCGAGTTACGCAAAGCAGAATACATAAAACTTGCAGACAAAAATCCAGACAAGTATGGCCAGTACAAACAAGGATGGCTTAACCGGGTTGATGATTTTGTGGCGTCCGCTCAAGGCAAGTCGCAGTCACTGTCTAACATGCTTGCGCGCACCGATAGCATTCCTGATATGGAAGATCGCGAAATGACGCGTCAACGCATTAAGTCACAGTGGACAGAAAAAGAAGCTGTTACACAACAGGACTACCAACAAAAAGTATTGAAAGCCACAGACATTGCATTTGCTTCTGAAGGCGCATGGGTTAACGTGCCTCCACAATTGTGGGCAGACCTTAAGCAAGAAGACAAAGCTCGCATCATGAATCGGCCAAAAAACAGCGATAGCAATACGTTGCTTAACCTTCAACAAAACCCTGACCTTTGGGCACCAGGCAAGATTGAAAAGTTCCGTCCGTTGCTTTCAGAATCAGACTATCGAGCATTTGTTGCCAAAGGTTCTGGCGCTGACGGTAGTTCAAAAATCCTGGCTGCAAGTATTGATCAGGAGCAAATGAAAAATCAATTGCTCAATGCCGGCTTAAACGATTTGATCAATCCGAAAAAAGATAGCAGCGACGAAAAAGAGCGCATTCGATTGAACGCGCAATTTGAGCAAGAAATTAATCAAGAGCAGATTGCCAAGAAGCGCCAGCTTTCTATGGACGAAAAGAATGCGCTGTTAACCAAGATTCTTAAACCGGTCAAAGTTAACATGATCTACACCAATCCTTTTAATCCTATGACGTGGATAGGCAAAGGAGAAACGACCGGTGACAAGCGGCTGTATCAAGTTGAAAACAGAGACAAGATTATTGTGCCTGAAGACACCCGTGCAGAGATTATTTTTGACCTTCAAAAACGCGGGCTGCCTGTAACTAACGACACCATCCTTAACGGCTACTTGGCAAAACAAGCGATTAAAAAATGAGTTCATACGAAGATTACCTGAATGGCCTTCAGCAACAAGTCCAAAAGCAAAACCGTCTTGAGTCAGTGCTTGGCGAAGCAGCCAACACCAACCCCGATGATTTTGCCAACATGGTCAAATTATCCAAGGCCGCAAAGATTTCAGTCGATGCGGTTCCAGAATATAAAGACCTAGCCAATCAAGCAAAACTACTTCGTGATGTAAATGCAAACACTATGTTGGAAACGTCCCCTCGGACGTCCAATTTTTTGCTGAACCCAGACAACGCAAAGACTGTTGGTGATGACATCAACAATTTGAAAGACATGGAAGCAAAGTACGGCACGATTAAGCCTATTGAGCGCACCTGGTCTGAAGCCATTACAGAACCTTTTACTCGCGGCTATCGTCAATTTGAAAAGATCTGGGCGCAAACTATTAACGACACCGGTATTTTTAAAGGTCTTGAACGGCAGCGCGCTGAAGCAGCGCAAGCTGGTGGCGTGTTTTACGATCCAAAGATTGACTATGCGGTACAGATGGCCAACCTTGAGCGTCGAGTGCAGCAGTATCAAACGCCGCTAGATATTCAAGATGAGATGGCGCAAATCAGTAACGCCAAGACATTTGGTGAAGCTTTTACTGCTATTCGCAAAAATCCACGCGCTGTTGGTGAAATCACTATGCAGTCAGCGGGAACTTTTGCTCCTGTTTTAGCAGCGACTGCTGCTTCTACTGTTGCAGGCCCATCAGGCCCATCTACGGTTATTCCATTTTTTACGCAGCAAGCATTGCGTCGCATGGGTACAACCTTTGTCGGCAGCTATCTTGTTGAGTATGGATCAACACTTGATGAGGTAATGGCATCAACTGGTGCGGATATGAAAGATCCAGCATCGGTTTATAAAGTATTGAGCGACGAAAAATTAATGGAAGGCGCACGCGAAAAAGCAGTAAAGCGCGGCATTCCAGTTGCATTCTTTGATTCATTGACAGCCGGACTTGCTGGAAAACTTTTGTCTGGAGCAAAGCTATCTACAGTCAGCATTGCAAGTCGAGTTGCTGGGGAAGGCGCTCTTCAAATGGCTGGCGGTGCTGGTGGCGAAGCTGCTGCTCAAGCGGCTACTGGAGAATTTAAACCAGGCGACATTTTGCTTGAGGCTGTAGCTGAATTGCCAACTGCTTTGGTTGAAATTCCTGGTAATTACAAAAGCACATTGCATGACGCGCAACGTGCAGAAGCCGTGGCCAATGTTGTCCAGGAGATGAACGATCTATCCAAAGCCAACAAAACCCGCACTCGCGACGTTGATACATTCAAACAATTTATTGATCAAGTCAGCGAAGATGGCCCGGTACAAAACGTATACATCAGCGCCGAGACATTGCGTCAATCTGGCACTGCTGCCGAATTATCAAAACTCTCTAGCGTTGTAGCTTCACAAGTTGAAGGCGCGCTGGCCACCAACGGCGAAGTGCAAATTCCTATTGATGAATACATGGCGACTATTGCGCCAGCAGAAGTAAGCAACAGAATTATTGATGACCTCCGCGTTGAAGGCGAAACAATGACTCGCCGTGAGGCAAGAGAGTTTATTGAAACCAAATCAGAACAATTGCAAGCTTCAATGAGCCAAGCTCTTGAAAAAGAAAAGACAAACGACGTTTTTATTAAGTCGGCAAAAGAAGTTGAAACAAACATGTTTGACCAGTTAAAGGCAACTGGCATCTACACAGCAGCAGCATCAAAGAATTTTGCAACTTATGTGCGCGACATTTATGTGACCAAAGCCGCGGCAATGGGCATCACGCCATCAGAGTTGTACAACATGATCCCTTACAAGATCACGTCCAACATGCCTGGGCCAGAAGTTCAATTGTTTAGCCAGGATGGCAAAGTTAATTTGGATACCGAAGCTTTCAAGTTTTTTTATGGCAACTCGATATTCAAAGATGATCAGGGCGCGCCAGTGCTGCTGTATCACGGAACAGCAGATGACGTCACCACATTTGACGTTAACCATCCCAACCGCAAAGATAGTGGTTGGCTCGGTACTGGCGTGTACCTGACCGACAACGTAGACATGGCAAATTTGTACGCGGATCAAAAAGCCCGCGCACTTGGCCCTAAAGGCCAGAACGTCATGCCACTTTACGCACGTCTGGAAAACCCTTACTACGCTACAGCGGAAGACAAATCACGCGTGCGCGCAGGCGGCCGCGCTGCTGCTGATGCATTTACTACTGACTTGCTGGCGCAAGGCTACGACGGCGTGATCTATCAGCCAACATCAGAAGCCAGGGAAGTTGTGGTCTTTGATCCGGCTGCGGTCAAGTCGCAATTTAACAATGGCACATGGTCAAACGAAAACAATTTGTTGGCTCAAAAGCAAAAGACCAAGGGTGACGTAACGCAGCACGTCTTGATGGCCGAGCGCGGTGAACGTACTACCGGAAAAATTGCGCGTGTTAACGATAAAGAAAAAGCAATCATTGATGCAGCGGCTGTCAAGCTTGGCATCAAACCAGAAGAAATTTTGAACCTGGTTAAAAACAATAAGCTATCTAATCCACCAAAAGATGGATGGGCACCACTTGAGTTGACCGGCGTAAAGATCGAGCCAGCAAAAGCCGGCAAGCCTGCCAAGTATGAATTGCAATACCAGGTTGTGCCTTATACGTTTGCCAATGGTGCAAACGACAAGATCATGCAAAAGGGCACGCCAGAGTACAAAAAGAAAGTTAAGGCAATTGCCAAGCGGATTCATGACGAAGTGCTTGGTGTATTTGATCGCGCTCAAGCTGGCGACAAGGCTGCACAAAACATTATTCGCCAGGCTGGCTGGTACAAAGAAATGCGCTCACGCTTGCGCCAAGAGTTTGGTGGCCTGGGTGACGTGTTTGCTGACTTGCTGGGGGCAACATCTCCCAACACGCCCGTACGCGAAAACTGGAAAAACGCAGTTGATGTATTGCGTCGTGCCACAAAGGGCGACTTTGATACCTTGATGCCAAAGTGGGTTGAATGGGCCACAAAGGTAGACCAGGCAGAACAAGAGTTTGGTGCATGGTTTGGCCAACAGCTTGAGGCTGGAAGATCAAAAGCAAACATCAAAGATGAAGTTGGTCTTGGTGCTTTTGTAAAAGAACAAAAGAAAGCCGGTCTGGAATTAAAAGACATTAAGCTGCTTCCAGAATACCAAAAGCTTGCTGAAAAGTTAGCTAATACAGAATATTACAAACGATTAGACGCGTTGACAAAGCTTCGCGAAATTTCCGATGACTTGCTGCCGGTAAAAGAAAGCGGCAAGAAGTATGGCTTTAACGGTCGCAATGCATTGCGTGCTTTGATTGATCTGTGGCGCGTTGTCAAAGATCCCAATGCTGACTTGGCCATTGGCGGTACAGCACCAAAAGCATTGAACTTTTCCGGCAACCTGATTGGTTTCCGTGAGCGCGCAACGATTGACGTATGGGCAGCGCGATTGCTGCAACGCTTATCTGGTGGTATTCGTATTCCATCGATGGCCGAAAGCGGCGTGTCCGGCAACATGCTATCGAGTGGCGAAACCACTTTGCAATTTGGTTTTGGCCAAGATGTCTTTACCGAAGCGGTAAAGAATATTCGTGCTGACAAGCAAATGCAGGCCGAGGATCGCTTGGCCAACATGAATGATGATGACTTGCAGGCCGTGGTTTGGTTCTTGGAAAAAGAAGTCTGGACAAAAAACAATTGGACAAGCGCAGCCGGTGAAGGTGGCTCATTTGAATATGAAGCCGACCTGGCTGGCCAGCGCGATCTTGAAGAGCTTACAAAGCTTCGCAAGATCATGGACTCCAGCAAATCCACACCAGAACAAAAAGCCGCAGCCGCTGACCAGCTTAATACCCTGGCACGCACCGTAGATCGCTACACAGGCGGTTTATCTATTCAGCAAGAGGTTGGTACTCAAGGCATCGACTTTGTGCCTACAGACGCCGATATGGCCCGTTTAGGCGAGGACATTAAGACATCGATCTATGAGGCTGACGACGGGGCCACCGTACTTGGCAGCAAAGCTCTATCAACCGAAGGCCGTTATGGCAATCCAGAGCGCAGTCTTGACCTAGAAGTAGTGGTTCGTGAAGGCTTTAATCCTTTGCCATTGTGGAAAAAAATGCTCGAGGCTGCACGCGATGCAATGCAAGACAGCATATTTTTGTCCAGGGTCTTACGCCATGACGAGCAAATTGACTATCAGCGTCATCGCCCAGGCGTAGAGATTTACTTCCGCGAAGCCGGATCAATTGACAAATTGCAGCCAATACTGGATGACCTGGCCGCCAAAGGCGTGAAGTTCTATACCGTGGTTGTGGATGGCAAGCGTAGTCCTGAAGCTATGGCTGGCGCTATGCCTAACGCTGTAGGTGTGCGCCTGCAATATGTACCAGAAATGAATGCTCGATATGGCATGGATGCTTTTAACTGGGCAGACTTGACTGTTGAGGAAATATCAACGAAAATGGAAGAGCAAGCGATTGCGATGCAAGATTTGGCTGCCGCCGTGGCGGGTCAAGTCGAGGGCGTGTCGTTTGCTGGTCAGTTCTGGTACGAGACAGAAGTGGCTTTCAAAAACCAGTACCAGGAGAAAATTGATGCCATCACAAATCGAACTACTACAGGCGGCCGTAACAAGGCTGGAGCCGCAGCATGGAGCGGACAATCCGTTCGTGAAGGGGTTGAAGGAGCAAATCGTTGGGCTAGAGAATCAGAGCAGCAGGCGGGAACAGAGATTCAACCTAGCGGTGAACTCCTCGCCCAGCGCGCAGCCCCAACAACCGACGAGCGAACCGGACTTGACCTCAACCCAGACGGAACAGTCACCCTCTACCATCACACCAGCGCAGAATCTGCCGGAGCAATTAAGCGAAGTAGTCAGCTTGTTTCAGCAGGCGAACCAAGCGTCTACCTCACCACAAGGCGTGAGCCAGATATTGGATATGGTGACACAGTTGTCGCAGTCAGGGTTAACCCCGACAAGCTCAACATCGA